TTTGTCTATATACACTTTTCCATATAACAACTCAACTATCTCCAACTTGCTGTTATAAGGCGATACAGGCTCTCCATTGCTCTCAATCCCTTGTTTGCTATCCACATATTCCCCAAGCGTTTTAACCGCTCTAACGCTCGTTTTAGACCCCTTCTTAGCCATCTCTCTCTCCTCTTTCAAAATCATGTATGGACTTCTTCCGTCCTCAGTATTCAATGCCAACGCATCTATCAGCGAGATATCTTCGTTATAAACAATCCGCATCGTTGATGTATGAGATAGCCTGGCACCCTTGTTGAGTCTCTCAACGTAGTGCAGCTCTCGTAGCTGTTTCATCTGGCTGGTAACAGTTCTGCGACTAACACTCAAATCCTTAGCCAGTCTCTCTTGACCAACCCATGTAATCCCACTTCGGTTCGCATACGCACACACCATGCAAAGGACTCTGAGCGCCCCAAGACTCAGGCTCTTATCCATCACAGCTCGCAATGGCACAATCGCTATTTGCCTTCGGTCTTGTGGCTTTGGCTTTAACTTAATCTTTGGTTTCTTTGGGATATCAAAATTCATTTGAATAGAACCTCACCCGCTATATAAGCGAGATATCTCTTTTCAGAGAGCATCGATTGTTTATCGTCATGTCTAGGACTGATTGCCTTCAGAGTGCTGGGTCCGAGCTGTTCGCTGGTCTTCCCCTCTGACTCGACTACGTTTATCTGAGTCTGGTGATGCTCCATTCTCAAGGGCTGGGTTATGGCCCCAAGTTGATGTTTTAGCAGATTAGTCATGGCTTTGTAAAGTATTATCTTTCAACTCAAATTCTCCAAGTTCTATAGTCCACCACGAGCAATGACATTGCTTGCAGACTCTACGTCTCTTAATCCAGTTTTTGGTCTCATGCGCCCTGGTCTCCGCTACCTTAATCTCGTGGCTATCACAGCCATCATTGACACAAATCATTCTTTTAACTCTTGCTCGGCTATTTGACAGAAAATACTACATTCAATGTTTGGCTCTTGTGGGTAATTGCCATCAGTTGGCTTTAACTCATCGAGATATCTATCCTTGAATATAGTTTGCTTTTTAAATCTTTCGAGCTTTGCCATGCGGTCAAAATGCTCTGGGAAATCAACCTTTATCTTGTTCCAGTAGCCCATGCCACCTTTAACGCAGCCGATGCAGTTGTTATTGTGATACCCAAGTTTGTACATGGCTGGCAACTCAATACCAGCATTCTTTAACATTGCCAAACAATCCTCCTTACCCAAGCCCTTATCAATCAATGGAGTCCAAATATTGACATCAGTATTAGCATCTATAAAACGATCCAATCGAGCTTGCTCTTCTGCTGTATAGCCAAACACTTGCCGATCTGTTGGCTTTTCAAAGCGCTCTCTGATCTGCTTTTTCAATGCCCTAGTGCATGGTGCGCCCTTTGGTGTGCGAATGTAATTCTTTTCAAACACCCGATAGATTGACCTATCGTAAAAGTCATTGCCAAGAACCTCAATCTTTTGGCCAAACCACTCCTCACACTCAGCTAAGAATCGCCTGTTATCAGGATGCTCTTCTTTCACTTCGGTGTAAGCTATGACCAATTCACTCTCTCTCTCTGCAAGCGCTATCTTTGTAGCTACAGCACTAGCAGCTCCACAAGAAAACCAACAGACTATTCTCATTGCTCTTTCTTTCTCTTCCAGATATCTAACATGGCTGCGTACAGTTCAGCATAGCCAGCCTCGCCACGCACATCTGCCACTTGCGATAAGTACAGTTGCCGAGTTCGCTTGGATCTAAACTTTCGAAAGACCCATTTGGCCTCGCAGTACACGCGATATTCGTTTGAATAGGATCCAACCTCTCTGCCATCCGGCAAACGAACCAGCCTGGATGCTGGGTGAAGTTGACCACAAGCGAAACATGAGAGTCGTAATACATCTACTTGGTCTCCCTCTCCATCTTCCTTCGATAACAATCCTTGCACATCCACCGCCTGACTCTTCCCTTTGCGCTTACTTTCCAATTGCCACCTTCTATATGTACGCTGTATTGACAATTACTGCACCAGCGCTTGCCAGTAATACTGGACTCAGCCTGGACAGCCTTTGTGTATACGTCTTTATCGTGTGTACCCATATTCCAATCTATTCTTTAACAACTCAAATGCAACTGCTGCCACTTGTGGAACTTGTCCATTGCCAAGGGCTTTAAGTCTGTCCAATCTGTTGGCCACCCCATCAGCCACTCGTATAGGTTCGGGTTGATTGAAGATGGTATGTAAGTTCCGTTTTTGATAGCATTTTTGTAAGCCCCAGAGCCTCCAGCGTTCCCCCCCCCCGTTGGAGTTGTTGGAGTTGGCCACAATCCAGATCCGACTGCGCTTGTGATGCGCTCCAACTTCGGCTGCTGATACGACACCCCATTCTGCATTGAACCCCATCTTGGCCAAATCTCCAAGAACTGTGCCGAGTCCTCTTCTAGTAAGCATTGGGGAGTTTTCCACAAAGACATATTTAGGTCGTACTTCGCCAATAACTCTGGCCATCTCTTTCCACAGGCCACTTCTTGATCCGTTGATCCCGTCACCTTTTCCATTGGAGGCAATGTCCTGGCATGGAAACCCGCCAGATATAACGTCAACAACTCCTTGCCAAGGTTTTCCATCAAAGGTTTGAACGTCATCCCAGATTGGGAAAGCCGGGAGTATTCCATCGTTTTGTCTGGCGAGCAATACGCTTGCTGCGTATGGTTCCCACTCGACTGCACAGACTGTTCTCCATCCAAGCAATTTGCCCCCAAGTATTCCTCCACCAGCACCCGCGAAAAGAGCCAACTCATTCATTTAATCTCTTCAATCATTACCTTTATTGATCCACCAGGCACAATTTGTGAACCACGATAGATCGACAGCTCATCTACTTGGCTATCATCATCAAAGAGGCCAGCATCTTGCAAGCTATCCAACACGCTCTTGATTCGGTTATCGATATCGAATACTCGCTTATCTCGTGGCCACACCACCATGCTGATAGACAGTCTCTTGCTGCCCATCTTGGGAAAGTCGTTACATGAAACGTACTCGGCCACAGCTTGCTTGTATTCGCGCCCAGCCTTACTCATGTAGGTAGCATGAGCGCCCCTACGATAATAGGTATTAACCGATGGTGGGAACGGCAGCTCTAGAACAATCACGCAAGCATCTTGTTAAGACGTTGCGATAGGTCTCCATGCTTTGAAAGAGAAGACCGCAGCTCATCATTAATGATTACAGCTATAGGTTTCTTACGTTGCTGGGCAGTCTGCTCTAACAATGTTCTAACGTCTGGGCGCAGTCGCACCAGGAATGGCTTTAATTCGGTCATTGTTGGCCTCTTTTGGTTGAGATATCTGATTGTAGACTAAATATAGCGTAATAAGATTAGGGTAAACACCTACTATTAAAACTAGATATAGTTTGGTATATTCATTTCTAGCGATATCGCTTAACCACCCAGATAGAGGAGTTAACCATGTTTGTAACCTACTACAGAGTATCAACACAGCGCCAGGGCCAATCAGGCCTTGGCCTTGAGGCCCAGCGTTCTGCCGTACAGGCTTACCTTGCTGGCAAAGAAATCATTGCTGAGTTTACCGAGATCGAGTCTGGCCGTAAGAACAATCGCCCACAGTTGGCAGCAGCTCTTGCATTAGCTAAGAAACAGAAAGCCACACTCGTGATTGCTAAGTTGGATCGTCTCGCTCGTAATGTTTACTTTATCTCTGGCCTGTTGGAGTCCAATGTTCAGTTCGTAGCAGCTGATATGCCAGAGGCTGACCGCACCTTTTTGCAGATGGCTGCTGTGTTTGCTGAGTGGGAGGCAAAGAAGATATCTGAGCGTACCAAATCAGCTCTAGCAGCTGCCAAAGCTCGCGGTACTGTCTTGGGTTCACCAGCTCCACAGATCGGTTCTCAGGCTGGTTTGAAAGCAATTAGCGACCGATGTGAAGCATATTGCAAAAAAGTCGCGCCTTCTTTGCAAGATATTGTCAGTAAAGTCGGAACCAATCTGCGTACAGTTGCAGCCGAGCTAGAGATACGCGGTATCAAGACCGCCACAGGTTTAGATGTATGGCATCCCGCCCAGGTAGGCAAACTATTAAGGAGAGTGCAATATGCTTGATTTAATCAATACTATTCTTGCCCTGATGTACATCACAGGCACCTTGCTTGTGATTGCTGGGCTGGTCTTGGGTGTCTGTGCAATCGTGCAGAACACCCAGTTCTACGCAAGATGGCAGCGCAAGCGCAGAGAGCGCATGGCCGAGAAATTTATGGAGAGTCTAAAAAAATGAAAGCATGGAACCAACACAACCAATCTTCCAAAGACTTGTACAAGTACAAGCCAGAGGACAGCGTCCTTGACCGCGTTATCGCCACAGTCTCGGTCATTGCATTTATCTTAATCGTGGCACTTTCTTAGGAGAACTATGTCTTTTCACGACATCAACAAGCACTATGTGCCATCGCAGAAAACCGATGTAATGGCTACATTTATCAAGCATGGATTTCAGCCCCCATCCGAATGTATTAAGTACCAAAAAAAATGGGAAATGTACCGCAACCTTTTATCAAGGAATGAAAAACGTGAGCAAAAATGATACGCAACTTAAAACAATATTGGCGCACCTTAAAAAGAAGAAGTCTGCCGGGATTACTTCTTGGGATGCTATTACCAATTATGGCATTACTCGC